TAATAGCAACCTTTTTATAAATTTCCTCAAAATTTTTGATTGCTCTTTTATGCAAGTTATGAACATTCTGCCTTGAACAATCTATTAGTTCTGCAACCTTTTCCCATGTACATCCATTAATGTACCTATCTACTAATACTATCCTTTGTTTTGTACTGCGAATTTGATTGATCATAAACCTTGCTCGTTCTCTCTCTTGTAGGTATGTACTCCATTCTTTCATAATCTCATCTGTAACCGCATCAAGATTCGCTACTTTATCTGCAATAGTAATTGGTTGCCCTCCACTCACTTTATCCTTACTATAATCAATGGCTTGTAAACTCATAATATCTTGTCTTATTCTAAATATTTCTCTCTCCTTACATCTAATATTCAAATCAGTATCACGTATCTGATTTAAATATTCCCTTCCTGTCATCGGCTATTATCTCCCTGTTCCTTTAATTTATCGGTCCATTCTTTCCATGTATATATTGGCATCCCTTTAGCTATTGCAAATGACCATTCCCCAATACATCCTTTAGATGTTTCCCAGTCACCACATAATACTAATGCATCACATCTATTTAACATGTCCAAGCATATTTTTAATCCTTTTGAATACGGTTTATCAAAGTACAACATGCTGAAATTATGAAGAGGTGATAGATATGTATTGTTTTTATCTAGCATTACTAGGTTTTCCATGATTGTATCAATTGAATACTTATTGGCTTTATTTCCGCCAAATGGATGCGCTACATATATTAATTGGTCTTTAATCATTCTCTTCCCCTTCTTGTACTAGATCATTGATATGAAATGTTTCACCCTCAACCGCATCATCTTCTAATTCTTCTTCCCATAGTGTCCCCTGCGCTCGTGCTCCTTGTACAAACATTTCAATTTCTTTTACTAATGGAATAAGCTTTTCTGGTGCTTCATCTATTACACTTAACCACGATGTACTAAGTGTACATTCATCTCCATACTTATTTGTGATTATAAGTACATACTTTGCTTCTGTAATTACCTTTGGCATCTCCTTATGCCATTTGAAGCTAATAGATTTAATTTTCATCCATTCTTGTTTAAATAATTTGAATACCTTAAATGCCTCATTTACTAATATTCTTGCTTTAACATACGCTTCTAATATTTCTGGCCTAAAATCATCTTTTGTGACCAATTGATATGTTTCAGTAATACCAGCATTATTTACTTTCTCATACTTTACTTTCTTTTTATCACCAAATCCAATGCTTAGTATTCTCATCTTCATTTCCCTTTCCGTTTTTTATCTTCGCACACCCAATCCCCACAGAGTACTTTATTTCGTTTGTTAGTGTGAAATTTCTTTCCGCACTGCACACAGTATCTTGTGTATTTAAATGCTTTCTCTAGTCTTGCTTCACGTTCTTGCTCTAGTTGTTCCTTTGTCTTTCTAGGCTCTACTGGTTTGCCTTCTCTACAATCTGCACACCATGTGCTATGGTCTGTAGGTGTATATAACCTATCACATCTATGACATTTTCTTTGCATGTTTACTCCTTAATCTCTTACAGTGCAGCTATACCCTTTTAGCTTTCTCATCCTGTGCCTAATGGTTCTTACGTTACCCCCAACATATTTATAGGCATCTCCCTGTATATTCTTCTGCTCGTTATATTCATCTAGCTTTGCTCTCCATTGTATGTAGCTTTCACATTTACTGTGACACCCTACCTCTCTGAATTGGCAACCCCTGCATGGTGTTTTCATAATAACTCCTCGCCCATTGGTCTAATACTTTGCTTACTTTATTTAGCTTGTAGATGCATTTTCTTATTCTTGCTTTTAGTAGCTCTTCTGAGGGAGTAACCACATAGCCCCAGTATGGTATAAATACCTTTTTTGCTTCTTTTGTTCTGCACTTTATAATATGATCATGTGCTTTGCATGCATTCCTGTATCTATCATTCATGCTCGTATCCCTCTAATTTATTGCCTACTACTTTTACATTTCCATTGTTCACTACAAATGCTAAGTCAAAATCTAATACCGCATCACTTTGTGTTGTGTTCTGCTGGTTAATTGCCTTGCATCTCCATTGATATTTATCAACACTGTAATATACTTCCCCTACTATTGGTGTGTCTTGTATTGATTTGCAATCAAACTCTATATGGTCCTTTTCGTATATTCTTTTCCCTAGCGTGTCTTTTGCTTCGCTTCCTCTGCATAGTGTTCCGTCCTCAATTGGTACCCATGCATATGTATCATTTTCTACTGCTAGTAATCTTATTTGTGAATAGCTTTGCTTTATTTCATCACTTCTTACCCATTCTGACCTGTTCAAGTTCTTTCTTAGGCCTTTATATACTAATGGCTTCATGCTACCTCCTCACATATGGCATTAATCCCACGTTTCTTTAGGAGTTCATGTATCATCAGTCTGCCTTTTTGTGTCCATCGTGTTGATACTTTGCACTCTAATCTCCCATCAGTAGTCATATATGTATGTGTCTTAGTCTTTGTGTACCCCTTATGCATTAGATCACTGTACAGAATCCATTGCCCATTTACGCTACGTTGAATGTGTGCTTCATGGAGTATCTTGTTTAATGCAATCGCACTTAATCCATAGTCATAGGCAATCTGTGTTACAGTTATTGCATTTTGTGAGCTTAGAATTTTATCTACGTAGTCAACCTTTGGCTCATATTCTGCTATTTGTTGTTTCTGTTGCTCAATGATTGCCTTTGATTGGTTATGTGCTTCTACCTCATCTGCGTATAATCTCAATGCTTCTGGTAATGTCTTTGGAATATGTGGATCATAGCTTCCTGTTTTTCTAATTTGTGGAAGTACTTCGCTAGTTACCCAGCGTTTGAATTTCTTCGCACTTGGCATCTTTGATTTCAATATCAAGGAATATAGTCCAGACTCATTGATTAAATATGTTTCCCTCTTTTGGCCTGTGTCGGCAATTTGCCAACGCAGCTTATCTTCTTCATCAATATGTTTTCTAATTGCATCTGCAGTATCTTTATATCCAAGTGCAGTTGCTACGCTCTTGGCCACAAAGTACACTTCATTTTCAATAATGATAGTTCTTAGTTCCCCAAACTCATTACTGTTAAATAGTGTTGTTACATGGTTCATAACTTCGCCCCCTAGTTTTAGGTAAGGGCGGATATACCGCCCACCTATTTTATTTGCTTACCGCATCAATTCAGCATATATTTTTTATGTTCTATAAACCTTTGTTGGAGCATATGCAGGACAGTCTTCACATTCTTCTTTCTTTAGCCAATGTAATGTACCTGCAGTTTTACCTTTGAATACTTTTATTGATGTTTTCCCCTTAGGGCAAGATGCTTTCACCCATAATGCACCGCTTTTTGCTGGTCCAAATGAATGGCTACATATTTTTCTTGGTCTACCTCTTCGCATATCCCCTCCTAGAATGGAATTGTTTCATCATCATCTACAAATCCATTTTCAAAATTACTTGCTCCGCTTTCATTTTGTTTAAGGCCATATGTAAGATTTTTGACTACAATCTCTGTGATGTATCTTTTACTTCCGTCTTTTTCGTAGGATCTAGTTCTTAATTCGCCATTTACTGCTACAAAATCACCTTTACGTAACCCACTGTAAAGTTCCGCATCAACCCAGCATACAATGTTGTGATATTGTGTACTCTGTTGCTCATTCACATATTTATTGGTTGCCATTCTAAATGTGAGTACTGGCTTTCCTGTTTTTGTATATCGTAGCTCTGCATCCGCTACTACATTACCGCTTAAAAATACCTCATTTACGTTTATCATTTAATTCTTCCTCCCATTTTTCACATTCTTTACTAATTACGCATAATGCCATTATTGTTACTCCTAGCATTGCCCCTATCACAATGCCTATCCCTAGTAGTGCCATGTTTCCCCTCCTCAATTCTTATCAGTCTATAAAATCTATAAGGATATCCTTCTTCTGATACAGACTCAACTACACTATCTGTTTCTACGTAATAGCCTTTTGGCGGTTGGATATAATCTCTCCATTCGCTAGGCTTTAAAATCTCTGTTTTTACTTTAGGTTTTTCTAAATTCTTACTACTATTCCATCTACGTTTAAATGCATCTTCTTTTTCTGAGTAGCAAGCACTCCTTTTCTCTTTCACAAAGTAACTTGCTAATCTCACTGCATCTTCGGCTCTACCTTGATACAACATCAGCTTATGCATACCATGTGGCCATAATTCATTGATTTCATCCGAATACAATTCTGCATTATTGATGATCATGTGAAAGTGGATTCTTGTTTTTCCCTCTGCAATATAGATGTACTTTAATTCTTTACCCAGTTTTTTATATCTGCGGTTTAGTCTTCTTGTAAAATTCTGAATATCTTTCTTTGCATCTTCCCATGTAGCTGGTTGTTCCTTATATGTGAGTGTGATGTAACAATCGTTTGTAGTGAAGTTATTATCAATCAACATACGCAGCATTGCTTCTGCTTGTTTTTCATTTTGCTTTTTCTGTGCTTCTGGTGTGATGTTTTTCTTTTTTACACGCTTGCCATTCTTTCTATATGTTCTTGATGTGTGATGATCAAGTACTTCTATCATATTTTTAGATATGGTTTTTTTACGCTTCCTCATCGTAATTACTCCCCATGGTCGATTTGTTAATATGTTATATCTAGTTAATAAGAAAAGCCTTGAAATAAGCTTTTCCCTAGTCTTTTATGCCCATGTGTGATATAATCACGTTAGGTTTAGTGCGTAATTACGTGCTTGAAAGGGCTACTTCAATCAGTAGCCTTTTCTTTTTGCCTAGGATAATTGCAATGCATGTCACCTTTTTCTATCTCTAAATATTGGCATGCATCGCAATGTTCCATACATATAATTCCTTTAGCCTGTCTACAGTGTATGTAGGCATGGCTTTTTTTATTGCACTCATCACATATGCTGCAGTGTTTACCCATTACATGTCACCGCATCAAGCAGTATTTCTCTTGCCCTTAATGCAAGATATACCTTGTTCTCTTTAATTGGGCCTTTACCTGTTATGCGTAATACATATTCCCCTGTCTTTCGCTTAACAAAAATAGCGCATCCATTAGCAAGAATAGTAAAGTCTAAACTTGCACTTTTATTACTTACGCTGATTGATGTAATGTGTTCCCTTAAAACTTGCATTTCTTCATCATCAAACATTAAATATGTTTTTAGTAGATCTAGTGCTTTTTCTCTTTTGTTTTTCATGTTTTATCACCTCCTTAACCCTGCCCAACATCCAAATTGTGATGCCAGTTGTTAGTGTTAAAACCATATTGATTAGTATTTGCCAGCCTTCTGCTTGCTCAATTCCTCCATATAGGCCTAACCCCAATATTCCCAAGCACCATTGCACGATTGTAATTAGATTTATAATATTCATCTTCTATGCCCCCTTTAGCCACTTCATATGTTGCGACCGCATCCACATTTCAAATTTATCTACATGAACCAATGTTTGTTGTGGTCCTAGTTGCATACAGATTTCATTAAATTTTCCTTCATTGCGGATCATATCAATCCGCCTATAAATGTACATCTTGCTCCGTCCCCATATCTTAGCTAGTGTGCTAATAGGAACATACTTTGGTTGAACACTCTCCATTTTCACTACTCCTTCTAATCACGTCTTATATTTAAATAATCCACGTTAACTTTTATTCCTAGTTCTTTTAAAGCTTCAATACCTTGCTCTAATTCTTTCTTTCCATTAGATACTTGCTCATATGCTTTAATAAACTTTTCTCCTTGCATTTTGTTTGCCTTACCTTCAAGTTCAATTAATAACATTTATAATCATCCTTTCTATTTCATCTTATTTTTATAATTGGTATAATCACCTTGAAAGAAGGTGCTTATCATGACAAAAAATTCATCAAATTATTTAAAGTCTATACATAAACTTAATGAATCGCTTCGTAAATCAATGTATCCAACAGTAACGACATCTTTTTATGAATCACAATTACAACTTAGGCAAGAATACGATGATTACATTTCAGAAATTAAAGCCTATAAAGCTACTGCTGTTAATCTAAATGACAAAGAACTTAATGATATCTTGCTATCTATCGCAAACGGTAAAAACTCATTTAATGATTTATGTACTGTTATCGATGGTCTTAACTCAGCAACTATAATGAAGTATCTCTTAGATACACCTAAAATGCGTGTAAATAATCCAACTGGCCTTAATCTTTTAGGCGACAACATAATTTCTCCACCGAATCCAAAAGTTTACTTACAATTAAAAACAATTCCTGATGACTTCTATGCTCCATATGAGTTTGAACCTGATGAAGAGTTTAAGTTGACAATCCCCGGTGAGAATAGACTCTTTGAGATTCAAAAAGAACTTGATGAAAAAGATAGTCGTAATAAAAGCTTAGAGATTGCTAATCAAAGCTTAAAATCATCTAAAATAGCTAATACTTTAAGTGTGGTGGCAATTATTCTCGCTATTATTTCAATAGTTATCTCAATATTATTTAAGTTCTTTTAAATTATTGAAAATTTCTGAAGTATTTTAATTATTGCTATTATTAATGCTAAACTAGATACTCCTACAGCAATCCAGCTTATGGTGTAACTTATCATTGCTTGCCTATGTATTTCTTTTATAAGTAAATGCCACTCTTCTTCTTTATTCATTTAGATCCCCTCTTGTTCTCTTACTACTTTCTTAACAACACCTAAATAACGTTCAGATTGTTTACCAATTCCAAATGCCTTTATTACAGCCATTGTGATAAGGGCATTTTCTACTTCATCCCCAAATGCTTTTGTATACCAAGCATCTTCAATTGCAACTCTATCCATAATGCTTTTCATTTGAATAAATGTATTTGCTAAATTTTTTACAGCCTCATCAATAGTTAAGCGGTTGTCATGCTCTAATGAGTTGCTATCTAGCGCTAACTTCATATGTTCTCTTAGCTTAGGATTAATAATGATTTCTACTTTATTTGTAGGTTGATTTATAGGGTTTGCTTGAACTTTCAGTTCATCCACAATTACTTCATCAATCATATTAACTATCGTTTTATATTTTGATTTTTCACTGGAATCATAATGTATTACTTCTTTGATAATCGTCTTGGCTTCAATTAATTTAGTAACTCGCTTTTGACTAACATCTATTTGTATTTCATTTATAAATGCTTTACTGGCTTCTTCCATTTGACTTCACCTTTTCTAACTCATAATTTGTCGCATATTATGCGACTATATTTGTAAAAAAAATATCATTAATATCATCATAAGTTAAAGATAGCGCCTTAGAAATTTTTTCAACATCTTTTACTGTGAAGTTTTCCCCAGACTTATTAAGCTTTCTATATACTGTAGATTTATCAATCCCAAGTACATTTGCTAACTCAATAATGGAAATATCTTTTTCCACTAATTTAGCTTTCAGCTTTCTGATATTCACCATATCTATTCCCCCTTTTTCTTATTTGTCGCTTATATGCGACTATCTTTATTTAGATATTACCCTATTGAAAAATGCATGTCAACAACATTTTTCGCATTTCATGCGATTTTATAGATTGTTTAAAAATATTTGTTGCATTTTTGCGAATTGTATTGTATTATGTAAACAAAAGAGAAAGTGAGGTTATCGCATGAGAATTGGAGAACGAATTAAGCAACGCAGATTAGAGCTAGGATATACCGCAGATGCACTAGCTAAATTGTTAAATAAAAATAGAGCCACTAT